CCCGCGGTGTTGGCGATATATTCGCGACGCCGGTACATCGCAACGAAAGCAACTCCGATCAATTCTCCGGTTTTTGCCTGTGTGAGCAACTGCTCTAGGGCCTGGACCGTATCAGCTGAGAGTTGATCTGGGACTAGATGAAAAGGGGGCTTCATCGACGGATGCGGCGCGCCTTGGGGATAACTTTTGGTTCGCGTGATTCGTCCACTTGCCGCACGAGGGGGGGAGAGGCACCTTCACCAGGAAGCTTGTTGAGCGCCTGCTGTGTTTTCTCCAGAAGCGAACGGTTGGCGAGAACCTCGATGAGTTCGCGGATACGCCCCCTCACCTCCGGAGGCAGGGTCCCATACACACGGATCAGGTCTAGGTGATGCGGCGGGATCTCTGGATCCGCGCCGAGCCCATGGACGCTTTCGTTGATGCCGAACTGCAGCATCTTTAGGATTCGCTGCTGCTCGATCCCGAGTTGTTTCGCCAGGGCCTGGGCATGATCGAGCTTCATCGTGTCGACCTTGCCTTTTTCCCAGTTGTGAATGGTGGCGCCGGTCACCCCGATAAGGCTGCCAAGTTTGCGCAGGCTCAAGCGCCGTTCTTCCCGTGTTTCCCGGATAAGTCGGCCGAGATCCTCAAATGTTTCGTAGTCAGTTGCCATAGGCATCAATTCTACTTGACTATACGTTAAGTACGTTTGACTGATGTCAAATGCACTTGTATGCTCGGGTCCGTGACCTACGACGATGTCATCTGCCATTTCGGTTCTCCCTCCAAGGCAGCGGCGGCGCTCTCCGTCACGCGCGCCACGGTTTGGAACTGGAAAAAAGGTATCAGTTGGGAGCGGCAGTGCCAGATCGAAATCACCACAGTTGGCCGGCTGAAGGCTGACCGAACTCACCCCGAAGCACCCAGCATCGCCGGGGAGGCAGCCTGATCCATGAGCGTGGAACTCAAGGACTTCCGCGGCAAGATCACCACCGAAATCGATGTGGTGCTTGAGGCGAAGTCTCGAGCAACTGGCAGGGATCGGGCGGAAATCGCTCGAGACGTACTGCAGGCCTGGGCGCTTCGTGAACTTCATGAGGCCAGATTGACAGCGGCGCTTGCCGCGGCCCAGGGAGTGCCGGGGACGGATCAGGGAATCTCAGGGAGTGGCGCGGCGCACCGTGGAGCGCGGCGGTGAGTTCAACATTTAAGCCATGCGAGAAAGGCAATCCCGGCGAGGCCGATCGCGCAGAGGCCTACAGGTGCCAGCTGGCTCCCATAGTCCTCGCGGCTGATCAGGTCACGAAGTCCGATGAGGATGAGTACCAGAGAAATCACGAACACCGTGATCTGCAGAAAGTTCTTCTTCACGCGGTAGATACCTTCTGCGCTGATGGGCGCCTTGAAGCGCTGGGACGCGCGAACTGCTTTGATCGAGCGCTCCATGGCCGCTCCGATTCGGAATACCAGCGCGATCGACCCAATGAGCAGCAGGAAGAGGGTGCCTCCCCAGACGCATGCGAAGAGGAAATCGGTTTGTGGATTAGGACCCTGACCGCTGCGTGTGACGGCGACGATGGTGAGTACGGCTACGGTGCCCACAAGCAGCCACACCAACCACTTGGCGCGCTTGTGAAAGGGACGCATCACGGATCCAGGACCTCAATAGTCCTTGGCTACCGCGTAACCCTTGATGGCCATGCACTTCTGAAATTCCTGGCGCTGGATATTGCGGTCCATGCTGAACGCCAGAGGCGTTCCGACAATGGTGAGTCCCAGCAGAAAGCCGGTAGCGGCTACGCCGGGGCCACTATCAGCAACGCGCGCCTGGTCCTTGCACACGAGCGTATCCAGCTGTTGCTGATCGGCAGTCTTACCACCCTGCGGCTGTACTCGACCCAGGGTGAACGCACACCCAGACGTCAGGATCGCCACGACGATGATCGCGTACCTCATGCCTGCAAGGGTATCCGGGCGTACCGCCACCGCTCGGTGATCTGCGTCACATCAACTGCGCGTGAGCTGGCGGCATGAGCACACGTCGTCTGCCACCGCCGCCCACCCGCGCGGAACTTTGGTTTGCCATATTCCTCGGCTGGTTTGCCGGATTCGTGCATCGCGAGATGGTCGAGATCCTGATCGGCGCTGCTCGGGCGCTCATGAGGGCGTTGCGATGAGCGTCAAGATCACGTGGGCGGCCTGGCAGGTGCCGCTACCGCACGCCGAGAAGCTGGTGCTCCTGTCACTGGCCGACAACGCAGATGAGCAGGGTCTGTGCTGGCCATCGTCAAACACGGTTGCAATCCGTTGTGGCATGCATGAGCGGACGGTCCGCGACATCATCGGAAGGCTCGCAGAAGCCGGTCACGTCGACATCAGGGCGCGTCCCGGTCGCAGCAGCTACTACGTGGTAACCCCGGGCGCACGACCCGGGGTAGGGTCATCGGAAGGCCAGCCACCAAATTCCATCGCTCCCGCTGCAGCGGCAGAGGCTTCCGCGCCGGGCCATTCTTCGCAAAGTGCAACCCCGGGTGCAGGACCCGGGGTACCCCGGGTCGACGACCACCCCGGGTCGTCCGCCACCCCGGGCCCAGCACCCGAGGCCCCGGGCGCAGGACCCGGACACCCCGGGCGCAGGACCCGGACACCCCGGGTCGACGACCCGACAGAATCAGTCAGGGAATCTTCCACTGAATCTGTCATCCACAGTCAGTCATCGCGCGCGAGGCGCGCTACGACGACGACCGCAACACGTTTGCCCGCCGACTTCGTGCTGAGCCCGGCACGACGCACCGTGGCAGTGGCTGAGCGGCTCGACGCGGAGCGTACGTTCGCAAAATTCTGCGATCACTGGCGATCGACCAGCGGCTCGAAAGCCCGCAAGTGCGACTGGGACGCAGCGTGGCGCAACTGGTGCCGCACCGAGGCGGACAGGGTAATTGGCGCCGGCGTGAAACCGCTGCCGGCCGATAAGACGGCGCAGCCCGAGCGCGAGGCGCTCGAGAAGCTGATGGCACGCCGTGAGGCGATAGGGCTCTCGGGCTTTCGGGATCCGGTGCCTGGGGAGAGCGCTGAGGCTTACCGTCAGGCGCAGAACCGTGCCTGGGATGCCAAGCAGCCACGAGCCCTGGCGCGCTTCGGCGGGGAGGCGCAGCCGTGAAGTGCACGACCATCCTCGTCGAGGATCTCCCGGCGATCGTGTGCGGGACGCTGCGGCGAGTCTCCAGCGACTGCTGCGTGGCCGGATGCACCCATCGGGCAACGAGGTTGTGCGACTGGCGGATCGGCCAGGGGAAGGGCACGTGCGATGCGCTGATGTGCGAGGAGCACACGCATTGCCCTTCCCCAGGGAAAGACCTATGTCCGGCGCACGCCACCGATTGGAGCAAGCGCCAACGGCCGGCGGTTTCTGCCGAGAAGCACCCGTGACGTATTTCGAGTACCAGGCGCGCCAGCATCAAACAACACCAGAGGGTTTTGGCAGCTGGGATCTGCTCGACTGGGAACCGCCGTCGCCGGCCATCGAGGTCCTCGAGGAGCACTTCGACACCCTGGGTGATCTGCGCCGCCACGTGGCGAGCATCACGGGTAGCTACCCGATGCTCAGGCCGGCGACGAAGTAGGTGCACACGATGCGTCAACGCATTGAGCGCACGGGGGGGGCAATGCCGAGGAAGGCTGAGTACCGGCGCCTTGCGGCACGGTCGACCTTTCGCTCTTATCGGTGCCGTTGTTCGCGCTGTGAACAGCGAGCGACCTTCCGGCGTCATCCGGATCACATGCGCCGGCTCCCACGCTGTCCGTGTGGATGCGGACTGTGGCGCGTGGACTGGTACCGCACGACTCACGAGGAGCACCGGCGCGTGCTGTGTACGTGTGGTGGCTGGCACTTCCCGCATCGGGCTGGATCCTGTAACCAGCGCAGCAGCCGGTATGGGGAGGCGGCATGACCCTGCGGCTCAGCAGCGTGGATGCGCTGCCGCTACCCCTGCGCGAACAGGCGATGGCTCAACTGCGCGGCGCGCGCCAAGCATTGATTTGCGAATCGCGCGCGAAGTACGGGAATCAGGCGTACGTCGACATCGAGGGGACCCGCTTCGACTCGAAGCTTGAGTGGCGCTGCTGCGAGTGGTTGAAGGCGAGGGCGCTGAACGGGGAGATATTGTGGTTCACCCGCCAGGTGCCGTTCACCCTGGAGGGCGGCGTCGTGTATCGCGCCGATTTTCTCGCAGCACTCGCCGCCGGTGGCGTCGAGGTGATCGATGCTAAGGGCCATGATACCCGGGCCGCGAAGAACAAGCGCAAGCAGGTGCGCGCCCGCTACGGGGTGACCGTGCAGCTTTGGCCGCAGCGATGAGCGACACCGCAATAAAGATCCCGGTGCGCAGCAAGAAGCTGGACGATGATGAGCTGCGCGCGCTAGTGGATGAGCTGCGGCGGCGCCACTCCTTGATGAAAGAGCTCTCACGCCTGAGCATGAAAATACTCGCCGTTAAATACGGACTACACCTAGATTCGGTCCGCCGAATAGATTGGAAGGTACACTCTTTCCACCGCAGCGACCCGGTGATGCCGGCTTATATGTCGGGCGCCGCCACGCAGGAGCAGTCATGACGCAAGAGACGGGGCAGATCTCAGAGGAGCAGGATCCGATGCGGCTTGCTCAGGGGCGCCTTGCGAAGGCGTGCATGGATATGCCGATGGACCCGATGCGAGCGGCCATCAGCACGTACGTGAACAACGCTCTGCAAAGCTCGCGCGTCGATGCGCTCGAGGAACTCGCGATCCACGGACCGATGGATGGGATGACCGCCGCGGAGTCCTATCCGATCCTGATCGTCAAGCACATGACCATGCGGGCGGAACAGCTCGAGCGGCAGTCAGCGGAGCTCAAGCAACGGATCCAGCTGGCGCGACCCGATGCTATCGGCCGGCCTGGTCGGCGCAATTGAATTTGGATGGCGAAGCGCAAAAAGAAATCCAAGCCTGCGAAGAGCAGGAAGAAGCGCAAGCCTGCGCCCCCCCGTCGTGCGCGTAAGGCACCCGCTAGGAAAGCTGCTGCGAAAGAGGCCGCGCCTGTCGGGCGGCCGACGAAGTATCTGCCGCAGTTTTTGGACAAAGCTGCGGCCCTGTATATAGGTGGGGCCACGGACCTGGAGGTAGCCGACGCTCTCGGCGTTTCTCGCTCGACGCTTTATAACTGGCAGCAAGAGCACCCGGAATTTTTAGACGTCGCCGCGGTGAGCAAGAAAGCCGCTGATGATCGTGTGGAGCGGTCGTATTACAACCGCGCGGTTGGGTACACCTACGATGCGGTGAAGATCTTCAATGCGGAAGGATTTCCGCTGATCGTCCCGTACCGCGAGCATGTGCCACCGGATGTCGGCGCTGCCTTCAACTGGTTGAAAAACCGAAAGAAGGAGGAGTGGCGCGACGTGAAGCAGTTGGAGGGGAAGATCGAACTTGCGACGCTTCTGGCCGCGGTCGACCAGAAGGAGGCGGAGCAAAACGGTGGCAACCCCTGAGGAGGAGCTGTCGATCGAGAAGCTGTTGCGCTGGCGCAAACAGCCCTCGGTCATGGTGCGAGAACTCTTCGGGGTCGAACCGGATGAGTGGCAGGTCGATGTGCTGGATAGTTTCCCCACGATGCGCCGGCAGGCACTCTCCGCGTGCAAGGGTCCGGGCAAGACCACAGTGTTGGCGTGGCTGCTGTGGAACTTCCTATTGTGTTACACCAGGCCGCGTGTCGTGGCGCTCTCGGTCACCTGGGACAACCTTCAGGACGGACTGTGGCGCGAAGCAGCCAAGTGGCAGCATCAGTCACCGCTCCTCTCCGCGTTCTTCAAGTGGGGGGCTGAGAAGATCGTCTACATCCAGGCGCCGGATGCTTGGTACGCCTCGGCTCGCAGTTACGCGCGGTCAGCAAGCCCGGTGGAGCAGGCCAATTCCCTCGCGGGCCTGCATGAGGAGAATGCGCTGCTGCTCATGGACGAGGCCGGCGCGGTTCCTCCGCCGGTCCTGGTGACCGCCGAGGCGATCCTCTCCGGTGGTGGCAATCAGCACATCGTGATCGCGGGTAACCCCACGAACCAGACGAGCAGCCTTGGGCGGGCGGTGATCGAGCATCGCGCGCAGTGGGACGTACACGAGATCTCAGGCGCCCCGGATGATCCTAAGCGGGCGCCGCGCGTGAGCATCAAATGGGCTAGCGAGCAGATCGCGGCATGGGGTATCGACAACCCTTGGGTGCTGGTCAACGTGTTCGGCCGTTTTCCGCCAGGTGGTCTCAATACGCTCATTTCCCCGGATGAGGTCAGAGACGCCCAGAACCGCCATTACACCGAAGCGGTGTACGGGACTTTCCCGAAGATCATCGGGGTGGACGTTGGGCGGTTCGGGGATGACGAGTCGGTCATCTTCAGGCGCCAGGGCAGAGTGGCCTTCGTGCCCCACAGGATGCGCAACGTCGACTCACTCCAGGGCGCGGGGGCGGTCGCGGCCGCTGCCAATAACTGGGCCGCTGACAGTATCCAGCTGGATGCGACGGGCGGCTACGGCGCTGGCTGGTACGATCAGTTGAAGGCGATGAACTTCGACATCGCGCTCCCGGTCCAGTTCGCCGGCAAAGCCGATAGACCCGAGCGCTTTTTGAACAAGCGTGCCCAGATCTGGTGGGACATGTGCGTGTGGATCAAGGAGGGAGGGGCTCTTCCGAAGTTGCCGGAGATGGTTGCCGGCCTGTCCACCGTCACCTACACCTACAAGGGCAGCCAGATCCAGATCGAGGACAAGAAACAGGTCAAGGAGCGCTTGGGTCGATCGCCTGACCTTGAGGATGCGCTGGCCTGCACATTCGCCTTTCCGGTCGCCCCGCGGACCCGGGGTGGCCTATACGACCCGGGTAACTCGGCGCAGTCAGCACAGCATGCTCGCGGAGATTCCTACAATCCGCTCGAACGCTTCACCCGCGAAATCGATCGGCGCTAGGAGTTACACCATGGCGGAGAACCCTAAGGTCCACAGCAAAGGCATGACGTTCCATGGTCGGCCGCATGCGCCAGGGAAGGTTGAGGCTCCCGGTCGAGAAGCTCCATTGCCGGGCCATGGCGCTCCGGCAAGCCACGACACGCACACTGAAGGGGCGATACGCAGCGTGCACTACCAGGTTGCCGATCTTGGCCACATGGAACGCGGTGAGCATGCCACGCACCCGACGCACGGGAAGCGCAAGTGATGGCTGAGAGCTCGTCCATGAAACCAGGCGGTGGCGGTCGCTTCGAGAAGCTCAAGGCCGAACTTGCCAAAAAAAGCGGTATCAAGAACCCGGGCGCCGTCGCCGCCGCGATCGGCCGCAAGAAGTACGGCGCGAAGAAAATGGCCAAATTCTCCGCCCAGGGGCGTCATCGTGCAGCAGATGCGCGCAAGGACGCTGCCGAGAAGCTCTACGGCAAGAAGTGAATGCGGTAGCGGCACACGCACCTGTCGTCTACGGCCTCGAAAGGATCGAGGACGTGCTGGAGGAGATCCGCCCGCTGCTCGCCACCCACTGGGAAGAGATCGCCCACTACCGAGACCTCCCCCTCGATCCTGATTGGGACAAGTACCGAGCGACCGAGGAACGAGGAGCGCTACGGATCTTCACCGCCAGGATCGAAGGGCGGATGGTCGGTTACCTGATCTACATCGTCACGCCGGGGCTGCATTACCGCTCGACGCTTCAGGCCACGCAGGACATCTACTTCGTTGTGCCGGAGCATCGCGGAGGCCTCGGACGCCGATTGCTGCGCTTTGCGGATGCGTGCCTCAAGGAGGAGGGGGTGCAGGTGATCTATCAGCACGTGAAGGCTGCCCATAACTTCGGACCCATGTTGGAGCGTCAGGGCTACGTGCTCATCGATCTGATCTATGGGAAGCGGCTTTAGATGGGCGTCACCCTGGGTGGTATCGCAACCTACGTGGGCTCCTTCTTCGGGGGCGGTGCCGCGGCAGGTGCTGCCGGCGGTGCCGCGGCTGGTGGAGCTGCTGCGGGAGGCGCGGCGGCTGGGGCCACGGCGGGCGGCCTTGGTAGTGCACTTGCGGCCGGTGCTGCTTCAGCCGCAGTAGGTGCTGGTCTCTCTGCTGTACTCGGCGGCAAGCGCGGTGGCATCGCGATTCCACCACCGCCAGGCGCCACGATGATTGATCCGTCTGGATCCGCAGCAGCTGCGCAAGTGCGCGCCAGACAGGCTGCGGCCGGTGGACTCACCAGCACCGTTGGTGCGGGCGCTGCGCCGGGCACTGCCGCTGCATACAGCACTGCCACGGGGGGCGCCAAGTCGCTCTTGGGACAATGACCATGAAGTGTCTGCTCGCGTTCTTGCTGCTGTTGGTGCCGATTCCTGCGTTCGCGCAGCTGCTGGCGAACTGCGACATCAATATCCCGTGTAAGGCTGCGGGAGTGCCCAGCAACACCGGCCGCGGCGATGCACCGCCCGTGGCATTCGGTAAGGTCAATGCGGATTTTCTGTCGCTGCAGTCATTGGGACTCTTCAGCCTGCAGCCACCTCACTATGTGCTGATCGGGCCGGTGAGTGGGAGCAGCGCCGCTTCCACGTTCCGGCTGCTGGTCGCCTCCGACATCCCCTCACTCTCATACCTGACCAGCGTGCAGATCACGATGCCGAGTCCCTTCGGGGTCTCCGGCTGCACCATCACGAGTTCCGGGGACTGCATCGTCACCTGGACGAGCCCCTGCAGCGTTGCGCAGGGGTGCACTGGCGTGAGCACGCTCACCGGCTATGTGTACGGCAATGGCACCGGCAATTTCACTGCCTCTTCCACCATTCCGTACTCCGCTCTCACTGGCACGCCGACGATTCCGACCTCGGCGGCGGCGAGCGCGACTGTGGGGCCAACCGCAACGACCGGATCCGGCACAGCCTATATGTTGGCGAATGCTGCGCCGGCGCTGTGCGAGTCGTGCAATTTCACCCTCACCGGCGGGTGGACCTTCAGCAGTACCCTCAGCGGCACGCTGACCGGCCATTCAAGCCTCGACCTGGCGCTCACCGGCGGCACGCTCACCGGGCTTCTCACCAGCGATGGCATCTCCGACTCCTCAGGGTCGATCGCCACCTCCTCGGCGTCCGGCACCAACACGCAGCTGGCCGCGAACCAATCCGGGGTCAATGAGGTCTGCCTCCTCGTCAATAGCTCGGGCAGCTCCCAGTGCGGCAACTTTCCCACAGGTGCCGCCGGCATCGCCGCCTATCAGAGCACGCTGCTGCTGCACTCGGGGTCGAGCGCCACGACGCTGGATTCCGCCACGGTCGATCTATCCGGCATCCCCGCCGGCAGTGCAGTGGGCGGCTATGTGTGCTGGACCACCGGCACCGGCAAGCTCGTGGAGGATACCGCGGCCACCTGTCCCACCTCGGCCGAGCGCTTCAAGTTCGATATCCGGGATTTGGATGAAGGGGCACTCGGTGAGATGATGCAGCTTCGCCCGAAGGCCTTCCGCCTGAAGATTGAGCCGAGGCATCCCCTGCAGCTGGGTTTCATTGCAGAGGAGGTGGCGAGGGTGGATCCGCGCCTGGTTGAGCGCGATCGGCGCGGCCACCCCTCCACCGTCTTCTATGACCGCGTGCCTGCGCTCCTCACCAAAGCATTCCAGACGCTCGAGGTACGCCTTCAAACGATCGGCACGCAGCAGCTCGCCGATGAGAACGCCGAGCAGCTCGATCACCAGGATGAGGATCTGTTCCTCGACCAGGAGCGAGACGCCCGGCGCAGCCAGATCCACCGGCTGCAACAGCTCGCGGACCGACAGAGCCGCGAGATTCGTGAACTAGCCTTGGGGATGGTCATTGTCCTGCTATGGCTGGTGCTCCTCACGGCCCGCAGCCTAAATGAGAAGCGCGCGTGACAACGACGATTGACAACGCCGATGTCACCATCGACTCCTGGCCGATCACGATCGACGCAGCGGGCCTGCGCGTGCGCGCTGTCACGGACGGTACCTACGGCGGTCAGTTCTACGAGGCCGGCGACGTATTTGACATCCTGGCAATCCAGGACTTCAGCGATGCGAGCGTTAACTACGGTCCGAACTCAGGGACGATCCAGCTCGGATGGATGGTCCAGGTGCCAGCCTCAACGCCCCTGTATCAGGCACGCACCTCTGGGATCACCAGCGTAGGCACTTGGCTGCCGCCACACGCCGGTCATCGGCGCACGGTGTACTGATGACCACGACCACGGATCTTAACCAGCCGGACGAGGGAATCCTGGGTGCATCGCTCGCCAGGCGCAATCCGCGTAGCCGCAACCCTCTCCAGGAACAGTCGCTGAAGGTTCAGCTCGAGCGCCGCAAAGGCATGCTCAATATCGACCGGATGACTTGGTGGCCGAACTGGATGGATCTGGTCGACAACTTCGTGCCCATGCGTGGCCGGTTCCTAATTCCGGACGGCTGGGACACGAACAAGGGTTACCGGCGCAACTGGAACATCGTTGACTCCACTCCGCTCATCGCCACCAACACCATGGCCTCGGGCCTGTGCGCGGGCGTCACCTCGAAGTCCCGGCCCTGGTTCCAGTACGCGCTCGAGGATGAGGCGTTGATGGAGGCGCCAGGCGTGAAGGAGTGGCTGGACATTGCCACCAAGAAAGCGCGCGCGATCCTCGCCCGCTCGAACTTCTACAACTGCTGCTTCGAGGCGTACCGGGAGTTCGGCGTCTTCGGCATCATGGCATTGAGCCGGGAGTGGTCGCTCACGGACGCAAGCCCTTATTTCTATCCCTTCACCATCGGCAGCTACTTCGTTGGGCAGGACAAGCACCGGCGCGTCAACGTGTTTTTTCGGGACTTCATGTGGACGGTGCAGCAGATCGTCGACAAGTTCACTCTTGGTCAGCTGAATGATGAGGCCTCGTGGAAGAACATCTCCTTGCGCACGCGCACCCTGTGGGACCAGGAGCAGCGCGATACCTGGATCCCGTGCACACAGGCCATCTACGAAAACCTGGACCGCGCGCGCTCCGGTGCCGGTGGCCACAAGATGGACGCTGCGGGAATGCGCTTTCGCTCGGTATACTACGAGCGCGGTGGTGAACCCAACGCCATCCTGAAGGACTCCTATCAGCGCCAGAAGAACGAGAATGACAAGCGCATGCTGCGCATGTCCGGCTTCCGTGACTTTCCGGTATTCGTGTCGCGCTGGTACACCAACGCCGAGGATGTATGGGGCAGGGGTCCTGCCATGGATGCCCTGGGCGATGCGCGAGCGCTGCAGCTGCAGCAGATGAGGAAAGCCCAGGCGATCGACAAGCTGGTCGAGCCGCCCATGAAGGCACATCCAAGCCTGCGCAATCAGCGCACGAGCCTGCTGCCAGGGGATGTCACCTACGTGGCACCCGAGCAGGGTACGGTCGGCTTTGAGCCGGTCTACACGATCAAGCCCGAGCTGCAGGCGATGCTCGAGGACATCAAGGAGACCCAGGGCCGGATCAACTCGATGATGTACTCGGACATCTTTGCCATGTTCATCCAGTCCGAGGGCAGTGGCCAGCCCATCACCGCCGCGGAGGTCAACGCGCGCCAGCAGGAAAAACTCCTGATGCTCGGGCCCGTCCTTGAGCAGCTGAACTACGAGTTCCTGAACCCGTTACACGAGTGGCTGGTACACGCGATGATGCAGCACGGGGAGCTACCACCGCTCCCGAAGCCCATGCTGGCGAGCAAAGTGCACGTGGTCTACACCTCGATCCTCGCCAACGCCCTCAACGCCATCACCTTCCAGTCGATCCAGCAGTTCACCGGCTACGCCGGCACCGTCGCGCAGATGTCCGCGACTCCTTCCCCGGCGCTCGACAAGGTCAACTGGGACGCCGCGATCGAGGAGGCCGCCCGCTCCACGCAGGTCCCACCGGCGATGATCCGTTCGGATGCCGAGGTCGCACAGATCCGCCAGCAGCGGGCCCAGGCCCAGCAGCAGCAGGCGCAGCAGGAAGCCCAGGCGCAGGCGGCTCAGAACGCTCAGGCCCACACCCAGGCGGCGCAGAACCTTTCCCAGACCCCCATCGGTAACGGCAGCGCGCTCGACGCTCTGGCCAGCGCGGTGGGCGCAGCTCAAGTGCCAGGGCAATGAGCGTCCGAGAGATCAAGCGCGAGTCGCTTCTGAACATCGGTGCGCACCCGAGGAAGCTCGCCGATTGGGCAGACCAGAACCCCGAAGCGGTCCGCACCGTGTTGATCATCAGCTGCGCCTCCGATCGGGTCGTGAGTTGCCACGGCTATGGCGAGCGCTGCAGCGCAGTGGAGGCAGTCGGCTGGATCGAGATGGCGAAGGAGCGGGTGTTGGGCGGCAACCGTGATGCGCCTTCGACTGATCTTGGACCTGTAGCATGAACCTGCCGCGCAATGCCGAGGAACTGTTCAATCCGGACGCGGGCAAGTCCGATCCGAGCGAAGCCATCACGGGCGGCAGGGTTCGAACGGGGGATGTGAAGGCCCTGCAGCGCAAGGCGCTCTCGGATACCGCCGTTGAGATCACAGACGAGAACGATATCCGTGAGGTGCTTGCGCTGCCATCCGGTGCGGGTCTGCGATTTCTAGCACGCCTGATCGAAGCGTGTGGTTGGAACACCCCGCACTTCCATCCGTCGAACTCAATCATGAGTGAGGTGGCGGGCCGTCGCTCGATCGCCTGGCAGCTCGAGGGGTGGATCTCAGACGCGGATCTAGACCTGTGGCTCGCGGTGCGTCGACAGCTGGAGTTGAAGCGTCAGAAGCCCAAGGCGCTCGCTACCGACGCCGGTGCCAGCAAACGCGGTTCAGACCGCACATGAACCGCTAGAGGTCTCGTAGCATCCCGTTCGAGTTAGGACGGGATCTATGCCGGACGCCACCGCACAGCCTTCAGGAACACCAAGCACTCCCGAGTCGGGCAGCACCGCTGCACCGGCGGCTGCCGCGGCTGCTACGCCGGTCCCTGCTCAACAGAGTCCTGCTGCAGCGCCCGCGGCTGCCGCCACCGCACCTGCAGCTACTCCGGCTCCCGCTGAGCCCGCAGCTGCCGCACCTGCCACTGAGCCCGCAGCAGCACCGGTTGAGCCGGCGCAGCCGAGCGCACAGGAGCCGGTGCAAGACGCTTCGGTCTTCAAGCTGCCGGATGACTTCAACGTGCGCCCCGAGGCGCTCACGAAGTTTCAGACGACCATCAAGGGCAAGACCGTCGACGGCAAGCTCCAGGTGTCCGCTCAGGACATCGTGGACCTGTACGTCGATCAGGCCCGCGACGCCTATCAGGCGTGGCAGACCCAGGTTGCCGCCCAGGATGCCGCGTGGAAGACCGAGAGTGAAGCACGCTTCACCAAGCAGCAGTTGGCGTCGGCTGAAACCGGTGTGGGGTTCCTCTCGAGCTTCGAGCCTGCGTTCCGCGAGCTCGTGAAAGGGTTTTCGAACCATCCCTCCTTCGTAAACGCCATGCGCGTGATCGGCGAGCGGCTGTCTGAGGACAGCTTCGAGATTGAAGCGACCCGGCCGGCAACGCCGACCAGATCCGCTGCCGATCGCCTGTATGGATCGAAGAACTGACACGGGAGTGCTGTAAGTGACGCAGGTAGCCGTAGGCTCAAATGTTCTCACCCTTGCCGACTGGGCGACACGAGTCGATCCGGAGGGCAAGATCCCCGTCATCGTGGAGTTGCTCGCTCAGAAGAACGAGATCATTCCGGACATGCACTGGGAGGAGGGCAACCTTCCGACCGGTCATCGCACCACGCAGCGCACCGGGTTGCCGAGCGCCCAGGCGCGTTCGATTAACCAGGGCATCCAGCCCTCCAAGTCCACCACCGCGCAGGTCGATGAAGGTGTCGCCTACATCGAAGCCTTCAGCGAAGTGGATGCGAAGCTGGTGGAACTCAACGGCGAGGAGGCCGCCTTCCGGATGTCGGAAGCTGACGCCTTCCTTGAGTCGATGAACCAGGGCTTTGCCAACATCCTGATGTATGGCAATCCGCTCAGCGCCCCTGCAGTGTTCCGCGGCTTCGCGCCGCGCTACAACACGATCTCCGGCGGCCGCTTTGCGCAGAACATCCTGGATGGTGGGGGTACTGCCTCTGTCAACACCAGCATCTGGCTCGTGGTCTGGGGTCCGTCTTCCGTGGCCGGAATCTTCCCGAAGGGCTCCAAGGCCGGCATCACCCACACGGACCTGGGCAAGCAGGTGGTGGAGAACGTCGCAGGCGTGGGAGGGGCCCGCATGCTCGCCTTCCGTGAACACTGGGAGTGGGACTGCGGCCTGGCGGTGAAGGATTGGCGGTATGTCGTTCGCATCGCGAACATCGACACCACCATCACCAACAACAACGTCGCGGCGGATGTCATCTCGCTGATGTCCCGCGCGCTGGATCGCGTGCCGACCCTCACGGCAGGACGCGCCTCGTTCTACATGAACCGCACCATCCGCTCGATCCTGCGTATCCAGGCGCTGGCGAAGTCCAGTGCCGCCTTGTCGGTCGAGGAGGGCTTGACGCAGATCGAGGTCAAGTTCTTAGGAGTCCCGCTTCGATGTGTGGACCAGATCCTCAACACCGAAGCGCGCGTGACCTGAAGGAGAACATACCGTGACAATTCGTGACTTTCAGGCGAGCTTCACCGATTCGAACACGCAGGCCTACACGAGCATCGTGGGGACCGCTGGAACGTACATCGCGCCGAACTCGCTGGACACCTCGCCCCTTGGCGCCTACCTGACTGAGCAGTCCACCAACGACACGCAGCTGTCGGCCAATGTC